AAAGAATACGGGCCGCTTGGCAAAGATGGCATTGCAAGGCTAACGGGTCTTGATGGCAATCAAGTTGCTCGGCGCATGAATGAAATGAAAGTTATGGGCATAGTGTTCTTAACTGGCAAAACAGTCAAATCCGATTCTGGTCGTAATGAAAGAGAATGGACAGTATGAAAGAAACACAATCGTTTGGCATGACAGAGTTTCAGGTCATGCAGTGGGCAGAAGCGCGAGGCATCTATGAAAACGGCACAGCACTAGGCCAAGCAAAAAAGACGCTTGAAGAAGCTGGTGAATTGCTTGCTGCTGTTGCTGCCAATGACCGTAAAGAAATTGCAGATGCGATTGGTGATGTCATGGTTACGCTGGTTAACGTAGCAGTGTTGACCGACATGGATGTTCGTCAATGCTTCTATAACGCTTACAAGGTCATTGAACCACGCAAGGGTATAATGGGAAAGGATGGAATTTTTTACAAGGAGTCATGATGCAAGGCGTTTTCCAAAATTTAATTGGCGTAAAAAGTGGTCGAGTAACTGTAGTTGCTGGACCGTTTAAGCATGGAAAAAGACAAGGGTGTCTATGGCTTTGCCGATGCGATTGCGGAAAAACGCTTGACCATTATGTTGGCTCAAATCAAATTATTAAGCAGATTACAAATAGTTGTGGATGCTTAATGGTTGAAAAAGTAAAAAAATCAAATACAACTCATGGGCTGACAAAAACAAGCACTTACAAATCTTGGAACTCAATGTGGCAAAGATGTACAAATCCAAAGCATAAAAGTTACTTGTATTACAAGGACAAAGTGCCAGTTGATCGCTGGAAATCTTTTGAATTGTTTTTGTTAGACATGAAAGAGCGCCCTATTGGAATGTCTTTGGAGCGTATTGATAACTCAAAACCTTATTCTCCAGAAAATTGCAAATGGGCAACAAACAGAGATCAACAATTAAACAGAGATGTCACTATTGTTGTTTGTCTTAACGGAATTGAAATGTCAATGAGAGAAGCTTGTATGACTTTGGGTACAAATTACAGTCGCGCAAAAGCTAGAGTGCGTTATGGGTGGCTTCCAATTGATGCCGTTACAAAACCAAAATCAAACCGTTGGAGTCGTGATGCTCTGTAATACTTGTAAGAATCCAACTCATTGCGCCAACCTTGGGCGATGCCCTATGCAGCGTACCGGGACTTTATCTGCTCTTGATAAACAAGTCTCAGGTAGCCACTACAAAGACAAAGGCATTCAGCCGATTGTTTACATCCATGCCAACGATTTAGGGTTTTGTGCCGGAAATGTAGTGAAGTATGTGACTAGGTACAAAGAAAAGAATGGTGCTGCTGACATTCGCAAAGCCATTCACTACTTAGAGTTGTTGCTTGAACTTGAGTATCAAGACAAGACTTCCAGTACATGATTGATGTGCTTGAGTCGGTCATCTAAGCCGATTGTGCCGCCATTGATTTTCTTGGTCATGGCGACATAATCTTTTGCATCGGCTTCTTTGTTCAGGCCACGCTTATTCCAGAACCATCCTGCTGATAACGCTGCAAATCTTGGCGACAACAAAAGGTCAGGCGAATGAATGAAATCTTGATTCAAAGCATCACCACACAAAGTGTAGTTATCCTTTCCAGTCAACTGGATCAAGCCACGGCCTTTGTACAGGCTACCTTCGCCAGTTTCCTCAGTGCCATTCCCCATTCGACCACCGTATACCTTGTTTGCGATCTTTTCGGGATTGCGGTGATACGGTTGTGCTGCCTCAAGATTAGGGAATCGGCTAGGCCAGACACGGCATAAAGCCTCTGCTGAGTAATTCAGATTCTCTTGCAAGGTTTTGAAATTACCAGACTCATGAGCGCATTGACCAATGAAAGCAGCCATACGCAATGGCGTGTTGATTTCGTACCGCTGCATAACCTCATTCAACGGCTCTAGCCAATCGTCATCAATCTTCAGTTCTTTAAGTTGTTCAGCAGTAATCACTTTGCTTCCTTACTTAATAGCGGGTGCTTTTGACAGCATCTCTGTCTTAGCTTGTGAGCCAGCAGATGATCCAAAATAATAAGCAATGATGCCCGTCCATGCCGTACCCAAGCTGCCAAGCATCATCAAAATAGCAGGATTGTTGCTGTCAACTTGACCAACAAACATCATTACCATAATCCCAAAAAAACCCACAGTCACAGCGCCAGCGAGAATAGGAGGCATCATGCTACGAGTTGTGGCTTGCATTTCTCGCGCTGATTTACGGTCTTCAACTTCCAGCTTCTCAAAGTTAAGGCCAAGTTCTTGTGCTTGCTTTTGAAGTTCAATCTCAGCAATCTTGACCTGTGCAATCTGCTCTGCTGTCAGCTTGTTGTTGGAGATCATGTCTCCCACTTTGTCGGGGTCAACTCCAATGGCTTTAGATATAGCTGATACAGCCATACCCGCCAGTGGACCACCCATTGCTGTAGCAATAGTCGGTGCAATTTGTTTTAGCCAATCCATATTAATTACCCCTCTTGGTTAGCATTGCGCTGGCAATCTCCAGCATGAATTTGGTTTGCTCAATGTTCTGTGGTGGCTCTGTCCAACCAACAGTGATCTGCCCAACAAACTTATAGCTGTCTGGTGGAACACTTACCCTGCAAGTGTAGGCCACACCCTTCTCCAAGTACCACAGACCTACCTCAGACTGAGCATAACGATACTCACCGCAGGGAATCTCGTTAGTCATCAATTTGACAACATCCGAATTGTTGGCTGCGTTCTGACTGAATAAGCCTACATCGATGTCTTCAATCGTCTTGTCCCTGCCATCCTTAGTGTACGCTCTATACAGTGTTCTGCTGTTGAACAGTGGGTTGACTTTAAAGACTGCCACCACTGTAGCCCCCGTTCGCTTAAGAAGCATGGAGCTTGCATCATCTACCCTTGAGGTGTTGATCTCTGGCAGTTTCTGAGATTCTTTGTAAGCATCCCTCATGAACTCTTGGTTTTCCCAAAGGAAGTACCCTGCAAAGGCCACAATGCCCATAATGAGAATGGCAAACAGTTTGAACGGCGAGTCCACATACCCAAGCACTTTGTCCAAGGTTGAGTTAGCGTTCAGCTTTTCGTCGCTCATTTTCGGACGTACAACATATAAAGAATGATGCCGTAGATAATTAAGCCAGCAAGAATAACTGACGCCGCGCCAAGCACTAGATACTCAATGAGCCTGTCCATCTTTTCTTTTCGCAGCTTAATGGCTTTAATTGCGGCTTCTTTTTCTTCCCTGCGTCTACGGGCAGCAGCAGCTTGGAACTTCTGCCAATCAGCCCACATGCCCGGTCTGCCAGCGTAGACCATGCGCTCGCGCAATTCTTCTTCCTGTTGGCGCATCTGTTCCAGCGCCATGAATTCTTCAAGGTCAGAGCCGCCGCCTTTTTTGTTGGCGCTCTCTTGAATCTTTGCCTTGTTGTCAAAGTAGTCAAAGACCCGCGAACCGAGTTGATGCAACTCTTTGCCGTTAGCCAAAGCACCTTTTATTACAGCAAAGGCTGCGTTGGCAGCGGCAATTTCGGCAATCATTACATCACCTGAGTATCCACACAGCCGAGAAGATCGTGCCACCCATTGACAAGATCATTACGCCAGCAGTCTTAATTATGATGCCTTCAAGACGTTTTAATCTTGCGTTAATTTGTTCATAACGAATGGCGCAAACTTCCTCATGGGTTGATAGTCTCGCTTCAGTAGCGTTAATCGTGCTCATTTCATCCATTCCTTATTGGCAAGTAGTCGGGGATCGTTAGGCTTGAATTTTAAAGCCTCGTCCAGTTCTTGTCTTGCCTTATCCTTATGGCCGAGATGCCACGCCGCGATGCTGCACAGGTCGTGTGGCTTGTCAGACCATGCAGCAGGGTCCATTGTGTAGACCTCCAGCTTTTCTTTGATCTTCAGCGCCCTGTTTGCTGCAAAGTAACAAGTCTCCCAATCATGGGTGTTATAGCAGAACATGGCGTAATCTACCCACGGCTCACGGGTGTTTGGCTCCTCAAGGCAAGCCCCCTGATACCACTTCTCAGCCTCTTTGATCTCGCCTAGGCTTTCGTGTGACTTACCCAACAACCTCATGGCATAGCATCGCTCATGGCTCCAGCTTGCTTGTGGCATTGTCAGGTACTTCTTAAGCGCAGGGATGGCCTCTTTCCACTGAGAATAGAACGTCAATTCTCTGGCGTAATAGAAAGCATTTCGGTGACAGTACGGGTCTTCTTTTACCGCCAACTC